CTTGTGGATTTTCAAGAAGACTATCCTGAATATGCTGAGAAATACGAAGCACAATTCTAAAACTTTAATATATATATCTCTCTTTTATGAGAGATATATATTTTAATACACCGATTTGGCTTGGCAATCCCGCCAACCAAACAGCCAACTGATTGCGATAGCAATCTACAATGGAGGGTTCCAATGGCTTTCAGAGACGCTTTTCATCTTTCTTCTACAACTCTTGCATCTATGGTGTTAGCTAGGGCAAGGCATGAAGATGCTTTGAACCAAGATGCAAACGACTTATTCAGTCGTCTGTTTATCAAGTCGATTGACCAAATGGGAAATGACCTGATTGGTGAAAAGATTTGGAACATTCTTGTTGAGAAAGAATGTTTTGAAGCGCATCAAGTAAGACAAATGATTCGGTATATAAATGCCGGATGGTTTGAAGCGGCATCCTAAACCTTTAAATAAACAGTGTATATACTTTAGTGTATACACTGTTTTTTAATACAAACAATTCGGAGTTTTCAAAATGGCTTTCACAAACATACTCATTACAATGTATTTCATTGTAACAGGTTTAATTGTCTTTTTTATGGCTTGTAATAGCGGTACAGCATGGGCTGCATTTGGAGCAATAACAGTAATGCTTGGCGGTTTAGCTTTGCTAGTAGATGAAATCAGATTGGAGAAATAAAATGTTTGCAAAACATCAGAAGAAAATTATGCGCTTTGCTATGAAAAATTCAGACAACTTCTTTTGGGTTGTCCTAATGGTTAGTCTGTCTATCAGACAGCCTTGGGCTTTGATTGGAAAGCAGCTTGAAGATGTAAGGCAAAACGGCTATAAAGCTAAGGCTTTATGGGGAAGCAAGAAAGATTTGTATGTCCATATGCTTGAGAACAAACAAGAATTGTTTGAATTGTTGAAGCAGACAAAGAAAGGCAAGGTATCGCAAGAACAATGTCTATATGAATTAACACAGGTTCCGGGGCTTGGCCTTGCCAAGGCTGGATTTGTAATGCAATTAGCCATTGGAATGGCTGGCTGTATTGATAGTCACAATGTAGCCTTGTTTGGTATTAATCCAAACAGCTTGAAGATGGGCAAGGTTAAGGCTGATAAAGCCTTGGAGAAAGCAAGGCAATACTTAGCCCTATGTGACGCACTGGGCGGCACTGAGTTTCTTTGGGATAATTGGTGCGATTTTGTAGCAACAAGGCATCCCAAAGCATTTAAGAATGGGTTTGATGTGTCTGAAAGACACGCTAGTTACTTAGGAGTTTAGAAAATGTTGTTATCGAAGCTTATCGAAGATATGTTGAATGAATTGGAAGAAAACAAAGAGGCAATCCTATCTTCTAAATATCCGGAGGATATGATTTTTGAAATGGTAGACGGTTGGATTCCTGTCTACTACTATGACCTGTCGCAACTACTAGCGGAAGACAATAGTCTTGCCGAAGTAGATGATGCAGGTTTGTTGCCAGACAATCCATCAGTCTGGAATATAATTGGGACAGCAGTCTATGAAAGACTGACTGCCGAAGCACACCAATGGCTTTACGATGAGCAAGAAAAGGAAAGAGAAAATGCATAAGAATGGTTTGATACTGCATGGCGCAACACATGGCGAATTGTTTTCCGGTGTAGTCTGGAGAGACATGGACGAAACCGATTTGGAGTTTACCAAGTATAAAATTCAAGAGATGCTTGATGCCTGTCATTATCTTATTGAAGGACACCTCAAGGATTCTGATGCCGCTGGCAAAATGGTTGACCAGTTAATAGATAACTGGCAACGAACCGGATTAGTAGAAGGAGAATAGATATGAATTGGAAACCTCTTATAGATACATTTGATAATCTATCAAGAGAGTGGATGTATGTATATGAATATGCATCCATGATAGATGTTGAAAATGAAAGCAGAAAAGAGATTGGTCAATCTCTTGAAACAATTATGAATATAGCCATAGAGAATATGCAAAGATGCGAGAAATCAGCGAACCACTTTGAGGAAGGTAATCGCAAACTTGAACAGATAGACCAAAAGAATAACAAGCTTTTCACAAGGTGATGGCTGACAATTAAATATATATAACCCTCTCTTATGAGGGTTATATATTTTAACACAACCAAATTGGAGAATGACAATGAACGAATTATTTTTGGTACTGATTAAGCCTAGAGACAACGCTAAAAACTATGGCGTACAGGATGGGCAGTGGGCTTGCTTTGAAACCACCGCATCACTTGAACTTGCAACAGGTACAGTACAGATACTAACCAACGCTGGAACCCCTGCCAAAGTGCAATCAATTTTAATTGATGACAACGGTAACATTCAACTATAGGAGAATAACAATGGCTGACTATACATATAACCGCAAAGACGGTGGAACTACATATTGCTACGGTGAGGTAGAAGAAGACAGTAACTTTGTTGTTGTCTGTGATGACGAAAACAATGACGGTATCTGGGCTGGTGAGTTTGGCTTTGAGCCTAAGACTTGGCTGCAAGTATGTGAATACTTGGAGAAGTATTACGATGCCAAGATTGAACAGCTAGAAACCTGTTAGGAGATTGACAATGGCTAAAAGAACTACTGCGGCAGACATAGAAGGGCATGAGCAAGTCATAAAAGATTTTTTCAATGCCTTTCCAACCAATCGTGATACATATGAGACACCAAAAGGTTACTCATGGGATACACACATCTACCACCACAGTCGGAGAGATAAAAAGCGTGGTACTACACACGAATATGCCCCAAAGGTAGGCGGTACTTGGCTTGGTAAAAAAGTTATTGCCAAGTCCCAGTCTAAATGGCATGGCAATGGTGGGAACTATAGAGTATACACAACAATGCTTTGCATAGAGGAGAAGTAAAATGAAAACAGCTAAGAAAAAAATCACAGTACGTTTTGTAGTTGAGCAGGACTTTGAAGTAGAGGTCAGGGATAGTGACCTTGGCATGGGTAGCTTCTTTGCCATCGGAGATGTCATGGTGTCCAGCGGATTTGACCAATGGAATGTCTTAACACATGATGGAATCTTTGATAATCCTGTAGGTGAAATGAGAGCAGTACATGACAGCCATCTGTTTGACGCTAACCTGTACAATCTAGGACTACATAGTGAGTACATCCAGCCTTGGTTGTTTGAGGGTGAAACAGACAAAGACCCATACGAAGAAACAGAAGATGAGGAGATTGATTATGTTTGACCCTGATAAAACATATGGTATAACTGTTTGGGATATGTCGGTAGCTGTAGTGGATGTTGAAGCTGATGATTACATTCGTAATGAGGATGGTAGTATCAAGCTGTTTAACATACCTAACTATGACTACTCATACATTTGTGATGGCATTGATGTAGATGACCTGTATGAACGTGAAGAAGGAGATGATTACAATGGCTAAAAAGAAAATCGTTTGGAAGAACCGTCAGAAATCTTGGAAGATGGACAGAAACCAAAAGCGTAAAGCTAAGTATGATTTTGTATGGAAGAACCTAACTGCTAGTGAAAAGGAGATGCGTAATGGTTAAGATTGTAGTAAAGAAAAAAGGTGTAATGCGTAACCCGATTGGCAACAAGAACCTGCGATTTGTGACTAAGGATGGCAGGATTTCTAACAACCAAGGCTACTTGAATGTGTCTCGCTGTCTAAAGACAGGACAATTCACTGAACGTAATACTATTGAAATCAACCTGTAGGAGTTAAGATATGATACAGAATGTTGTGACATACTGTGTAGCAGACAAGAAAGACTTGCCAAAAGTGGAAGAATGGTATATGAATAATTATCCACCGCTTGGGTACATGACTAAGGTAGAAAAGATTGTTGAACTTGAAGAAGGCGGGGCAGAGATTACATTCTCTCGCCTTTCCTCTTGTGATTAAAAGGAGAATAAAGACATGGCTAAGAATGTGTTTGGAAAGACAGTGAAAGTTGACAATGCATATGCAACCTATCGTGTGGATAACCCACTGAATGGGATGTACTTTGAATGGAAGGTATTGAAGGCATGGCAAGGCCGTGATAAAGAAGATACCAACCCATATGCACGATGGTTTTGTGCAGTGAAATCCCCTATGACCAACGACAGATGGGAGATGGGAGATGTATATGCTAGTGAAGTCAAAGACTTAGCACAACTTGTTGAAGCAACAGATGAATGGAAACAATATGAAAAAGTTTGAGGTAAATGTGCTTGATATTTATCAGAAAATATATATAGTAGAAGCTGCGGATGAAGAAGAAGCGGCTGACCTAGTTATTGATGGTGATGTTGAGCCTTCACACAGTGAGTTAGGTATGTCCCAGATTGAAGATGTAAAGGAGATTAGATATGAGAACTAAAGTGAAAGAGTTTGACCAGCAAGCTAAGATGGTTGTGTCTTGTAGTGATATTTCAATGGCAACAGTAGGTCTGTGGGCTGAGTATGACAGACAAAGAGCAAATGGAAATATTCACATGGCTGAATCAACCTATGAGTTGATGACCAAGTTTCGTGATGCCCTAGAACAGAAAGGTTTTTGGCAATGAGAGTAGATTTTTTCAACGCAAACTATGACTATCTCACAAGCTGTATGCTTGATGACGATACGATTGGCAGTAAAGTAAACAATAAAAAGGCAGTCGAAAGGGCTGTCTTACTTGAGGAAGTAACGCCACTTGCATTGTATGCAGTGGCAATCAGGCAAGACATTCAACCAGAATGGTTTGTCTCTGAGTATGGCAGTTGGGTTCCGATTGCTGACCGTTCATATGCAAAGGTAATGATGGAGAGTGAAGATGATGCTACACGAATTTTACAGTGATGATGACTGCACAAGAGGAGATTCCTCTTACCGTAAAGCCTCAGTGTTTAAGGAACCTGATGGTTCCTACACTGTGGTAATGATACAAGACGCAGCCATCGTAGAAGAACGTAACATAACAGGACACAGTGAACAGTATGCAGAAGACTGCGCTGAGAACTGGGTACTAGGTATAATCAAAGGAGATAAGTAATGAATATACTTGAACAGAAGTTCAAAGAATTTGATGAGGCAAACCCAGACGTATGGTTGTTGCTTATTAAGTTTGCAGATGAAGTTGCTAAGACAGGACGCACTAAGTATAGTGTCAAAGCCATCTTTGAAAGGATACGTTGGCACACCGAAATTGAAACAAAATCGGACACGCCCTTCAAACTTTCAAACAATCATACAGCATACTATGCAAGAAAATATATGAATACTTTCCCATATAGAAAGGGTTTCTTTCGTCTTAAGAAATTGAGAGGAGATAATAATGAATAAGCTAGAAGAATTTGAGAAGGCAAAGGTTGCCATCACAAAGGCACTTGCTGCTACCAATAGTCTGTCTATGACAGAGAGTGGGTTGCTGGATGACATTCACCTCTCGCTAGAGAAAGCAGACAAAGGTATCAACAGGTTTATCAGTACCATTAAACGTGGTGGGAAGGTGTACTAATGCCAACATATCACGCCGCTGTAATGGGTACAGTAATCAGACACGTTCAAGTTGATGCTGCCTCTGTAGAGTTAGCAGAGATGGCAGCAATGAAAGAGTGGGCTAACCTTACAGGTGGAGAGTTTACCACCTCTGAGGTTGCTGGAATGTGGGAAGAAGTTTCAGAAAAGGAGATACAGTTATGAAAGTAAAGGATACATTCACACCTATCGAAGCCAATGCCATCATGGTAATGCTTGACAGTGAAATGGAAAGCCTTCTTGGGTATGAGTATAGAGGGCTAGAAGATTGGGAAAACTTTGACCTTGACGCAGCCAAGCTTACAGCTTATAAGAAGTTTCGTACTTGGTATAATGAAAACTACATGGGTGGAGATAAGAGTTGAGACATGAAGAGTATATGAAATCACAACTAAGAAAGCAGCTTCAGAAAGTTGATTACCTTAACAACGGTATTAGAAAGGAAGATAAAATTATGGAACTTACAATGGAGAATAAAGAGAAATTACTGAAGGTTCACAATGACTTGAAGGAAGCACTTCAATCTGTTGATGAGATGAGAACACTCACCTTGAAAGATATTTCTGGTATTGAAGAAGCAGTCTATACACTAAGGCGTGTGTTTGAATTTCAACCACCTATTGATAGTGATGGTCACAAAGCATTCTGGAGAAACGATTGGGTTATGAAGGAGGAGGATAGTAGTGATGCAGGATTGTTTTAATTACACAGACCATTGCGAGGTTCCTGATGTACAACTACAGCTTGTCAGTGATTGTGCTGACAAGCACCCACATGAACTAAGCATTGAAGAAATCAATGAGTTCCTGACTGAGTATCATAAACATTTTGGTGAGGTGATTTTACATGTCTAACCTATGGGAGAAAGATAAGAAGCGTCTGTTCAAAGAACTATACCATCAGTACTTAGATGAGGGGTATACATCCAAGGAAGCAAAGAAGATTGCGACTGAGGAAGCAGATGAAATCTATTCTGAGAGCGAAGACTTTGCGTATAGTCTCGCCTCATCGGAGGATAGAGATGACACCTGAGTTGATAGAAGAATATCAGAGTGATGATGGCACAAGAGAAGCTACCATATCTATTGCAGATATAAACATGAGTATGTTTAGATATACATATGAGATAATCTTTGCATCAGATGGTAAGATTGTAGGCAAACATCACATCGAACTTCTTGAAGCAGCAAGAGTATTAGCAAAGCGTTGGGTAACGAAAGGAGAGTTAGTAGAATGGAATTAAATGAGTATCAAAGAATGGCATCAAAGACTGCCATCTATCCAGAGGAACACGAACTTACATACGCTGCCCTTGGGTTGGCAGGTGAAGCAGGTGAGGTTGCTAACAAAGTTAAGAAGCTAATTCGTGATGGTATTGACCCGGATACATACGATGCTAAGAGGGCAGAGATTGCTGATGAAGTGGGTGATGTACTATGGTACATTGCAGCCCTCTGTAAGGACTTGAGAGTGGACTTAGAGGACGTTGCTAGGGGTAACCTACACAAGCTTGCAGACAGGCAGCGTAGGGGCAAGATAGGTGGAAGTGGAGACACAAGGTGATTGAGATTGTATACAAGACTAACTCTGGCAACAAAGTTGTTGACAGGGTGGAGAACAAAGCAGAGGGTGAGCGTTGGATAGAAGAAAGAGCAATGCTTGCAAAGGTCATTGGGTTGGCTACATTAAAATCAAAACATATGCTTCACATCCTTGACAGTAAGGAACCACTAGCTATATACTACTGTCGTACTGTAAATTAGAAAGGAAAGACTATGCAGCAACACGAATCTACTAAACAGATTAGCCGTGGCGAATGTCCTACCTGTGCATCATCTGATGGCAATGTCCTATATGATGACGGTCACAAGTATTGTTTCGTCTGTAACACATACACAAAGAAAGAAGGAGATGCACATATGAATACACAACCAGCACCAATCCAAGGCGTATACCAGAACCGCTTCACTGATGGAGTGATTGACAGCCTACCAGAACGTAGCATCAGCAAGGACACCTGTAACTTCTACGGTGTCAAGGTTGTCAAGGATATGACAGGTGCTAATGCCAAACACATCTATCCTTATCACGATATAAATGGTTCTCATACCGCCAACAAGATACGTCAAGTATCAACCAAGTCTTTTATGTCTGAGGGTGCATTACCTGCAGCCACCTTGTTTGGGCAGAAACATTTCCAACAGGCAGGTAAGTTTATTACTGTATGTGAGGGTGAGTTAGATGCAATGGCTGCTTATGAACTGATGGGTTCCAAGTGGCCTTCAGTGTCTATCAAGAATGGCGCACAGTCTGCATTGAAAGATGTGAAGGCTCAGTATGATTACCTCAATAAGTTTGATACCATTGTGTTATGCTTTGACAACGATGAGCATGGTACTAAGGCTGCTAATGCGGTGGCTCAGTTGTTTGAACCCAACCGCTGTAAGATTATGGACTTGTCCTTGAAGGATGCCAATGAATACCTCAAGCAGAACAAGCGTGAAGAGTTCACACGGCAGTGGTGGGGTGCAAGACCTTACACACCTGCAGGTATCTTCAACCTTGCAGACATTACAGAGCGTATGTATGCAGAGAATAACAAAGAGACTGTGCTATATCCCTATCAGGGATTGAATGATAAGCTATTCGGTATGCGTACTGGTGAACTTGTCACACTGAC